GTGGACGTACTGACGATGGTAAGGAAGTACCATATCCTAAAGGGTCAATTATCATATATCGAGAATTATGGGGCAAAGGAGTTGATAACGTCACTCAGGCCGAACGAATCGCAGCATTATCAGTAGGCGAGAATCCTATCTGCGCTGCTGACCCTAGCATTTTCAATAATCAGGGCGGCCCTACTATAAACGACCAGTTCAATACTGTGTTTGCCAAGTATAAGCATCCATCCTTTAGACAAGCCGATAATCATAGGCAATCCGGCTGGGCACAAATCAGGCAAAGGTTAGTAGCTAATCCACCGCTTATCTACTTTTTTGCTACTTGCCCATACTTGCTAGAGACCTTACCATCAATGTCAATAGACAAACGTAATCCAGAGGATTTAGATACGGCAGGTAATGACCATGCTGTAGACGCGTTACGTTACCTCTGCAAAACTCGTTTGATTGATTCTAAGTGGGAAGAGCCAGAACAAGTATTAAACAAGGGCATGGTAAAATTACAAAGTTATATTGCTAAAGTACGGGCTAGACACAAAAGACCTCAGATATGAAACAAAAAACTATCCGGCCCCTAGTTAAAAAGTATTCGCCCCGCTGGTGGAAGTCTCAAATTACCCAGGCCGATAGACGTTATGAAAAGTTCATCAAATCAGCCGATGAGTCCATTAAAGTATTTAACGGCGTTAAAGAGATAGAAACTCTAAAAGATGCTCCCCGTCGCTTAAACGTATGGTGGTACTGTGTAAATACTTTATTGCCAGCTTACTACAGCTCAACTCCCAAGGCTGAGGTAAACTTGCGTAAACGTGCAGGGGGGCTTCCTTATGAGCTTGGTAGCGTCATTCTTGAGCGAAATACTCAGTATTCAATGGATTGTCACTTTAGCTTTGATAAGGTGGGCTATAACGCAGCTTTACAATTCTTACTAACCGGCCAAGCTGTTCTTTGGGCTAGGTACGCTCCAAAGTTTGAGAAAGTATTTCAAGAAATTGCAGTAATTCGTGACCCTAGCGGCGTTCTAATACAAGGGGATGGTACACCGTATGAAGGCGATACTGAGGGCTTTAGCGAGGCTACTAATGGCATACTGGTATCTTCCGTCGAAGTGGAGCAGAAGGTTAGCGAAAAGGCCATCCTTGAGGTTGTTCAGTTCTCAGATTACCGCTGCTCAGACGCAAGAAACGAAGCGGAAATCGAATGGCAAGCTAGACGCGCCTTTTTGGGCAGGGAAGAAGCAACGGCTTTATTTGGCGAAGAAAAAGCGGACAAACTAAACTATGATAGCATTCCAGAAGTAAACAAAAGAGATGCTAGTCGCCAAGACGAAAAGTTTGAAGGTAAAGCCGAAATCTGGGAAATCTGGTGCGAAGCTACTAACAAAGTGTACTGGATTCAGACAGGCAACGATGATGTTTTAATTGAAGAAACAGAGCCACCTATCAAGTTTGAGGGCTTTTACCCTTGTTCTGTGATTAGACAAACTCAAGACCCTAATAGCGTAATACCCGTATCTGATTTTAGTCATGTTAAAGACCAGATTCTTGAGGTTGAGCGTCTTACCACTCGTATCCATGCGCTAACTCAGGCAGTACGGCCTAACTTCCTTTATGATGCTGCTATGGGTGATTACCTTGAGCAGTTGTTCCAGGATGACCTTAAAGGTATCGGCGTTACCGGCTGGACGGCTAATAAAGGACGTGGCGGACTACAAGGCGGCATGGAGTTTTTGCCAGTTGAGCAGTTTGTAAACGTGCTTAATACACTACAGCAAAACCGTCAGGCGGCCCTACAGCAGCTTTATGAAACCTTAAAGGTATCAGACCTACTACGAGGTACATCAGAGCAATACAAGTCAGCTACGGCTAATAGACTTGAAAGTGCTTGGTCATCCCTTGGCCTAATTGTGCGCCAGAACATGTTCTGCAAGTTTATTTCTGATGCAATTATGCATCTTGGCACGATTATTGCAGAGCAGTTTGATGAGCAGCGCATTATGGAAACTGCCGATGCTGATGCTCTTATTGAGCCAACTATTTACATCCCTGCGCCGCCTCCACCTCCCCCAGCACCGGAGCCAATGCCAGGTCAAGAGGGTATGTCACCTGATGAGTCAGGTATGCCACCAATGGCACCTCCGCAGCCTGACCCAATGCAGCTTGTTAATGAAATGAAACAACAGATTATCTCTATTTTTAGAGATAATACTATGCGTAATTACCGCATCGAAATAGCTTCTGATTCTATGGTAGCTATTGACCAACAACAGCAGCAGCAAGAAGGTACAATGCTGCTTCAAGCCGCTGGTGGATTCTTTGACCAAATGCGAGGGTTGGTAGAGCAATATCCGCCTCTAGCTCAGTTTAGCTTGGCTTTATTCCAAAACTTTATTAAACGCTTTAAGGGCGGAAAAGAAGTTGATGGCCTATTTAGTAAGGCACTTAAAGAGATTGAAGCTATTGCCAAGGCTAAAGAGGAAGCGGCTAAACAACCACCGCCTCCAGATCCTAAGACGCTTGAAATACAAGGCAGAATGCAGATTGCTCAGGTTGAGTCGCAAGCTAGGCTGCAAGCTACTCAAATGGAGATGCAAGACAAGGCAGTTAAGAATCAGTTGGCCTACCAAGACCAACAACTTAAAATGCAGCGCGACCAGCTCGAATCCCAACTTCGTGTTCAAGAGCAGCAATTCAAAGAGTACATGGAGCAGCAGCGCCTTGCTATTGACCAACAGGAGGTGCAAGTCAAAGCGCAGGCCGTTCAGGTTGATATGCTTAAAGTTCAATCCTCCGCTCAAACTGAGGCTGATAAAAACCTTATTAAGCAAGAAACTCAACAAATGGCGCATATCCTTGAGATACAGCGACTTGAGCTTGAGAACATGCGGATTAAGCTATCTGAATCAGAAAAACTAATGGAAGAGCGCAGACTAGCTTCTGAACAAGCATTAGAGCAAGTCAGGCTACGAATGGAACAAGTTAATACTCCAAAGTTAATGAACATGGGCAGTATGACAGGCCGCAAAAAATCAGGCAAAATAATTACTGATGATAACGGCAATCCAACGGCCATTGAAATAACAGAGCAACCAGAAGTAAAAGTACAACGTATAACACTTGATGAAGAGGGCAATCCTTCAGGGATTGAATTAAGCTAATGGCAAATGCAATTTATAACAAAGCAAAGTATAAGTGTATGGCTCCAGGAACTCTTGGACCCACATCAGGTGATAGCATTGATCTACTTGATGACACTATCAAGATAGCTCTCATTGACACTGGTACTTATACGTTCTCACAAACGCATGAGTATTGGTCGTCTGCTTCAAGTGCTATCGTAGGAACAGCAGCAACTCTTGCTTCTAAAACAGTTACGGATAATGTGTTTGATGCAGCAGATGTTACATTTAGTTCTGTAACTGGCGTATCAGTAGAAGCCCTGATCATTTATAAAGATACTGGAACTGGCGCTACCTCCCCACTTATTGCATACATTGATGTAGCAGCAAGCGGGCTCCCTGTGACGCCAAATGGTAACAATATCGATATTCAGTTTAATGCTTCTGGAATCTTTGCGTTATAGGCATGATAAATGGCATCAGAAATAAGAGTAGCGCCAACGATAACGTTATCTGAATTTAACGTCGCTTTTAACAGTAGTGACGAAATGTTAATTACAGCAAGAGATTCTAATGGTATTGATATATCGCGTTCTGGCGGATTACCAGTACCACCATATCCTTTTGTGTTAGCATATAATCCAGAAAGCAAGGATTGGATTACTATTTCATTACAAGAATTCCCAAATGGTTATAAAATGGTAACTTGCATAACCGGAGTAAATTAGCATGGCCGCACTTGCAAGTTTTAATGACTATTTAAATAGAGCTACAAGTGGATATGGGGTGCAACGTCATTGGGGTGCAGAAATTGCTACAGCTACTGCTGCGGTAGTTGGAAATACTCTTATTTTTGCTAAAACTCCTCCAATCTACACAGTAGAAACTATGCCCTCAGGTGTAACTGGGTTTCGACTTACTAATGCAAGTTTATATAACTCAATTCAAACTGGAGTATGTATTTTAGCAAAGCTCATAGATATGGGGACTTTAGTGGTTGGAACTTCCTTTACAGATGGGGCTGCTATGCCAACCGTGACAGAAGGAAATTCATCAAGGCAAATAAATTCCCCTATTTTAGTTGAAATGACTACTGCTGGATCTGGCACTGCAAATATTACAATTACATATACTAATCAAGATGGAAGTTCAGCAACAACTCCATCGACAGCAATTACTACAACATCAGCCGCATATTCTGCTGGATTTATTCCGCTGAACGGTAATGATTACGGAGCAAGAGATATAACTACAGCAACAAGGGCATCAGGAACTGGAACGTGTACGTTAAAATTTTGGGGTGTTATTCCACTCGGAATGTTTAATAGTTCGCATCAAATAGTTGGCACAGTTTCAAATTTAAACTTTCTCACTGAATTTCCAACTTCTCCATTACTGAGCGCTGGGGATAGCATTTATTTGTTAAGCACTCCTGGAACAGTTAGAGGATTGAAGGGAACTTTAAGCTTTGTTGGAGAGCAAGCATAATGGCTAATTTTACAACAGCAGCCCCAACTCTTGATGCCGCGATAGCTGCAACTGCCACTAATGGCATGATGCAAAGAATGTATTATTTTAGATCGGCCGCAATTACAGCTGCTACCACAAATTCAGGAAGCGTTTCTATTATTAGATCTCCTCAACGTATACAAATGCCATCGTCTAACGGATCTGGAATATCCGGATTTATAGCAACAAATGTTTGGGGATTTAACGGAGCGGCCGCAACTGGGATGTTTTTTGGACTTGAATATGAATTAGGTTCATTAGCAGTTTCTTCAAATACATTTACAGATGGCGTTGCTATGCCAACTAAAACAGTGCGAGGAGCATCTATTACAACGGCTGCAAGTCTCGTATTTGCCGTTGCTACAGTTGCAGTAACCAGTACTACGCCAACTCTTACAATTACCTATACCGATCAAGATGGAAATACTGGCAATACCGCTAGTTTAACTCTTCCAACAAGTCCCGCTATCAATACAGGATTTTATGTTACTCCCCATTTAGCTAGTGGAGATACTGGAATGAGAGACGTAACAAATATAAGCATTTCTACCGGAACTGCTGGAACTATTAAAGTTTATGGAGTGCTTCCTTTAATGATTAGTCAGCAGCCAGTTTCGCCACTTGCTACTATATTAAATTGCATGAGCGCACCATTGGTTCCTTATTTAATTGAACCAAACGAATATATTGGCGCATATCGATTTGGCGCAACAGCAGCAGCAGAGTTTTTTTATGGTTATAGTCTAACCCCGGAGACTACATAATGCCTAATATCAGCACAATCGATGATATATTTAAACAGCAAGCTAGAGGTAATTATGCCAGTAGAATGGGGGTTGGGGCTACATTTTTATCCGCGACTGCTGCTGCTGCTGCTAGTGGATTTTTTACATTGTCACTAGGTGGAAACGCAATAGGCTCTACTCTTCCATCTACAATAACAGAATTTCCTATTCCTTCGGGAATTACATCAGATTTAATCAATTTAGCGTCATTAACAGGATTAAGCTTAAATGCAAGAGGCTTAATTTTTCTAAGACTTTATAAGGTTGGCACTGTAACTTTAACTGCAACAGGGAGCCAATTTACTCACGATGCAGCAACCTTCCCTGTATTAAGAAGTGAATTTGGAGTTTCAGGAAAGGCGCAAGCGTTATGGCCGATAATTCAAGTAACTACAGCGCTAACAACAACAGCCGCTATATTAACTTTTAATTATGTTAATCAAACTGGAAGTAGCGTTACAGGAGCACGAACTTTTACATTTCCTAGTGCTACTACAGCAAACGGCTCAACATTTTTTCTGCCACTAGAACAAGGGGATTGGGCAGTTCGCGATGTTAGTAATGTAGTAATAAGTACCGCATCCGCAACTGGAGCTGCTACGGTATGGCTGGCAGAGGAAATTGAACCTTCGGTAAATTGTTTCGCTAATGCACTAACAGCAGATTATTTTACTGGATATGGACTTAAAATACCTAATCAAGTTGCTGCAACTGCAACTTCTGGAACGGTAACAACATTAGCAACTCTATCGGTTTTTGGAGCTTCTGCAGCTACTACTTCATGTATTTTTGATATGAGCGTATTGTCGTGAGTGGATTAACCAGTAACGCAAATCTTACTGGTTTTAAATACGGTAACATTCAAACCGTAGGCGAACAGTATCCAAGTGTTCCAATTAGTGCAGCTACTGGCAGTCCACAAACCATTGTACTTAATCAAATTACATCTACTAGTACTGTTTATAATCCAACAGTTAATAGACAAGCGTCCAACGCAATTTCTCTTAATCAGATAGCATCAACTACAAATATTTACCTTCCTGCGGTAGTTCAAGCTGGAGGAACTCAAACTGTTACCTTAGATAGAATTGCATCTACTACTCAAATCTATCTTCCAACAATTAGCAGGCAAGCATCCAAGTTAATTAGTCTTAATAGACTAGAATCTACTACAAGCGTTTACCTCCCTACAGTTGTTCAAGCTGCTGGACCACAAACAATAACGCTTAATCGGCTTAACTCTACTACTCAAATATACCTCCCCACTATTCTTCAAGTTTCTAACATTATTGATACGTCAGATATTTTAAGCAGAGGCTTAAAGCGTAGAAAGTATCGCTTAACTCAACTGGAGGAAGAGCAAATTGCTGCTCAACTTCTAAAACAGCGACAACCTAAAATACAGGTAGAAGCTAAGCATACTATTGATTGGCAAAAGTTAATTTTCAATGCTGTAAATGACATAACAAACGTAGATGAGTTAAATGCCCTACAAATTTCAACTG